TTACAGGCAGTTAAGAGGGTTCTTAGTGACAGCATCTTGAAGGTGATCAGGCGAGAAATGGCTGTAAACCATAGTCTGTTTTATGTCGCGATGACCAAGGATTCGCTGCAGCACCAAGATGTTTCCTCCATTCATCATAAAGTGGCTGGCGAAGGTATGGCGGAGCACATGGGTAGCTTGTCCTTTAGGGAGTTCAGGAAAGCATTTGCGTAATCGCATATAAACAGGAAAGTAGTTAACAGAGAAAAGAGGGCCATTACCAGGCTTGTGGATAGCATCGTATAGTTCGGCTGAGATAGGCACGGTACGATTACGCTTCCCTTTGGTATTGGTGAAAGTGATTTTGTACTTGGAGAGTTGAGAGCCTTTGAGGTTCGCCGCCTCCATAATGCGAGCTCCGGTAGCCAGGCACACCTTTATTACGTTGGTCATGTCTTCCGGATTGTTCTGGGTACCGACGTAATCAAGCAGGGTACGAATTTCTTCGGGGGAAAGGAAAGCAAGTTCAGATTCATCAACCCTAATTTTCTTCACATCAGCAAACGGGTTAGGTAGCGGCCATTCTTTAATACGAATAAGCTCATTGAACACAGCCTTGAGTAAAGTCAGCTCCAGGTTCTGAGTTTGGGCTGCAATAGAACGTCCATCACCCATTAGGATGTTGGTACGGTTAGCCCGGTATTCGGTGTAATCCTTCGCTTTGCATTTGGCAGCAATAGGGTTGCCCATTTGCTGGCAGATGTTCTGTAGCATCTTGAGGTACATCTTACCGGTTTTTATATTCTTGCCGTGGTAGTGATACCAAAGATCGATAAGGTCAGACAGCCGGCGCTTGTCGTCAGCAGTGCCAAGCCAAGGCTTATCTTCAGCTTCACGTAACGTGTAGCGTTCAAAAGCAGTTGCTTCACCTTTAGTCGCGAACTTCTTTCTTACTCGTTTTCCTTGTCGGCCATGAGGGTAGCATTCGCACATCCAGCTCCCATCTTTTTGTTTTCTAACCGCCATTACCCTTTACCCTGTATGTTCATACAGTTATCATATATGCAATTCCATTCAAATCAATGTCTATTGGTGCAAATAGAAACAAGGGGACATTTCATGCAGTTAGATAAAGCTGTTTACCCTAACCTTGAAGAATCACATCTAAAGCGGTTGCAGTGGGCTGCAGATCATGCAGGCGAAATTGTTCCCTGGAGTGAGCTAAATCGTAAAGACTTCATGATTGCTATGATACCGAAAGGTATCTACAAGCCTGCTGAAAGTAAGTACGCGCTTTCTGTAAAGCAAATAATTAATGGTCCTTATGCTGATAGAACTCCGGTTGATCATGGAGATGGAACTTGGACCTATTACTACTTTCAAGAAGGTCATGAGCCAAGTGAGCGTGATAAGTTTGCAACAAATAGAGGTTTGTTGAAATGCATGGAAGATAAAGTACCTGTCGCTGTAGTGATACAGCAAACTAAGAAACCACAGAAAGTGACCTACTTGGTAAAAGGGGTAGGATTAATCAGTGAGTGGAAGGATGGGTATTTTAAAATTGATGGCTTTAGTGCCCAAGGAAAAGTTAATACAGCCTACACAGATGGCCAGTACCAAACTCAGTTGGAAGGTATTGACAATAAAACAGAAGGTTATGAACCAAGCTCGACAGAAGATGGGCGTGAGAAAACTTTCCAGAGTATCTGTAAGCGAAGAGGACAAAAGCGATTTAGGAACTCGCTAATTCGTGCCTATGGTGGTGCGTGTGCAATCACTGGAACAAACGTTGAAAGTGTATTGGAAGCCGCTCATATCACCCCTTACAACGGAGAGGAATCTAACCATATTACTAATGGAATATTGTTAAGGGCAGATATCCATACTCTATGGGATTTAGGCTTAATTGCTATAGATGAATCTAACTTTACAGTGATTGTTAATGACAGCCTTATGGGGACGGTTTATGAAGAGCTTTCAACCCAAAAAATTAAACTACCAAAAGATGCTAGTGAATGGCCATCAGTTAAATGTTTGTCATATCACAGAAATGAGTTTGATTTATAGATAAGGGATTAATAATGAAGGATGATTTTTATAAAAGGGACGACATGAAGATCCTTGCTTCAGGCTGGGCTATATATATACTCGCTCTAGTTGCAGGATTAAAATTTAATCAATTGGAAGTAATGTTAATCCTATTGGTTTTTAGTTTTACTCTTATTATTAAGTCAACAATATGGTTAAATCAGCCTCATATTAAAAAAGGCTTTATGATGCTACTCAACGGAGTGGCGTTTTCAACTATTTTAGCCGTATTTGTAGCCGAACAAAAAACTGATGTTCAGATTTCGGAATTGTTAGACCCATCATATAAATTGATAATTTTGTTATCGTCAACAGCTTTTGGTGGTGCCGCAGGTGGTCTAATTGCAAGCGAAGCAATGAAATATACACCAGATAAACATGAAAAAGCAGTTTATCAATCAAGTGTTGATGTAAGCAATTTAGAAAAGAAAGTACAGATGCTATCCATATCATTAGCAGTACTTTCTCTTTTAGTTGTAAGTGGATTTGGAGTAATAATTTACTTATTAACTAGATGAAGTTTGTTAATTGTGGAAGCCTGTTTGAGTTAGGCTTCCTCATCAATTCTAATCAGGCCATTAAAGCGCGTCGCCGCCACTTTGATTCCAAGATTTAGTAAAGCCAACAGCAGAAACATCAGCTTTGAAAGAGCGGTATTCAACTTGTACAGTATCTGGTGAGTTACTAAACGCATTCATCATGAACTCTACTCCCTTGTCAGATAAGGCTGTTGTTTGAATCAGAGCCATACCGTCCGCTAATTCACAAGCTTGGTGCATATTAATCGGTTGGCCGTTTACACGAACAACGACGTTGTCAGGCGTATTTTGAGGATCGCAAGAATTATCATTAGCTATTTCTATGAAGCTTAAGTAAAGGCGTTGAGTTCCTTGCTTAGAGTGTGAGATCTCTGCACCAACAACCTTAATAGTTTCAATGTCTTCACCTTTCATCATGAATGTAAGTGTGCTCAGCGGATTTTCTTCAGTCCAAGTTACAGTACGAGTATCCCAGTCAGAAGCAAAAGAAGAACTTGTAAAGGCGCATAATAATGCCGGTAGAAGCGCTCTTTTGTTCATAAAAATTCACCTTTGTCATGTTTTGGTGAATATTAACCCTTGTGATACTAAGGCTTCAATATGCAAAGCCATACAAGAAGCCTCTCTCTTTTATGTAATTCATATGCTTAAAGCTTTTTTATGCTGTGCAATATCACGCAAATCACATGAAATCATTACTAATTCTGGCATTTCACTGCTTCTATCAAGTTAGGCTAAGGGGGCAATTATGATCAGATGGATTTTGAAAATGCTTGGTAGAAATGAAGAATGGTTAGTGTCTGAGTGTGGGCTACTTCAGGTGAGTGTTGATGGACGAGCGATATTGGTGGCGTAATGATGAAGATGATATTTTTGCTGCTTTCCATCGTTCTTTCGGCCAGCGCGCATACTCAAGAAGTTGCCTGGACAGGCATGAAAACAGACAAGCTTATTGCTATTAGTGAGCAAGGGGATAGGGGTTTTCAATATGCAATGATCTATATCCTTGGTGTTGTTGATGGTATGGAAGGGCAAAGGGCTATATACCAAGAGGCAGCTTACAGGGTTGACAATGGCACAACTAATCAAGAGATTACTAGTAAAGTGCTTGAAACCTTAAAACAATTGGGACATCGACGAGAACCCGCAGGTAAGCTCGTGATTCATGCTTATATCAAATCGTATTGTGAAGACTTCATGTATGAGTGAAAAAAATTTGCGTAACAGACTTTATCAAACTAAAGTCACTAATGAGTAAGGTTTAGTATTGCTGAACCAGTCTTTCAAATGCTAAATATATTTTTATTAATAAAGAGTACATTGCATTCCTGCCTATTTCTCTTAAGGCCTTTTACTAGCTACATATAGCGGTACGATACTCTCCGCATGATAAACCAGTATAGATAATCGATGGTATTCTTTTCGTTTGCATAATGCGAGCGTTACCATGCTGCATGAATTTCATGTGGTTACCATTTGTTGCTTTTTAGCAATATCTAATACTGTAATTTATTAGGATTAACTATGCTTATAACTATTTTAATTAGCAAAATCACGGCTGACGTTATTACAGTCATATCAGGCCTTGCTATTGGGGCAACTACATACCATGTAGTTAAAGATGCGACTGATAAAGAAACAGCCCAAGAAATAGGTAAATATGCTAGGAGAAATCTACCTCACAAAGGAGGAGAGTGATATGAACTTTTTATTATTGTCTCTTGCAATAGTTGTCGGTTATGAAATCGCAGCTGAATTAGATAAAGATTAGTTTTACCTCTAAATAAATAAGCCGCTTTCGCGGCTTATTTTTCTATATGACTCAGCTTTTCAATCAGGCTATTGTTGTACTCAACGGCATCGATAGAGTAGTGGGCTCGGCGATGGCAGTTGGGGCAAACAGCAATAACGTTCTTAGGGTGATCGGGGCCACCGTCAGCTAGGCGATGAACATGGTGCGGTTCTAGGTAAGGACCTTTCTTTGATTTAAATGGTGCATCGTCGCCACAACCTTCACATTTACCACCAGATCTTGCTAGAACATAAGCTTTCAAAGCTTCCGAACGGTAGTAGTTAACAACTTTTCTCTCAGATTCCGTAGAAGTTTTAGGTGATGTTTGAAGCGCAGCTTCTCGCAGGTCTTCCAGCGATTTCAGCTTACGAAGCTTTTTCTTAACTTCCTTGGTTGCCTTATCACTTTCAACTTCAGACGTTAGGCTAGTTGGTTCTATAACTGCTTCATCTGAGCTATTCATCATAAGGTGGAAAACAAAAGCATTACGCATATTGCCTTCGCGGTCAGGCTTCTGTTCTTCGTGATAGCCTATGCATTCGGCTTTACCGTTGTAGCGAACGTAAGCTTTCTTTACGTACTCGAAAACATGAATAATGCGGCCAGTTTTCCCACTATCACGAATAGCCTTGTTACCGCGGACCATTTCCATATCACCGACTTGGCCTTCGCCGGTGTAATGAAAAATGCCTTCTTCAGTGAAGTGGTCAGCATAGCCATGCTGCTCACCACCATCACCAGTAAAGATGAAAATGACATCGAAATCAGATGGGGTAGAGATTCCACCCTGGGCTTGGCCTTTATAAGGTCCATGAATCTCAGATTTTCGGTGATAAATTTTACCAATTTCGAAATCAGCCATAATTGCACCTTAGAATATGAGCGTAAATACTTTCACAAAGCTCACTAAGTTGTGGTGTAAGTTCCCAGTCATCTCGTTCATTCATCATTCTGGTTGCAATACGGCAAAGTTTCACTTTATCTTTTATAGTTCCACTATTACTCTCGAAGAATTTACGATCACTTGGTTGTGAAGAAACAAAGGTTTCAAGATAAGCGCCAATTCCAGTCATATTAGCGTAATCATCTTGATTAATTGCATCTAGGTTGAATTTTGATTCACCTTTAGAGTTAAAGCTATTCCATAACTCATTACAAGCTAACTTTAATATAGCTTCTGGAATGTAGTTTTCTATTTCCTTGAAATCCAATAGTTTAAAGCTATCATTAAGATCTCTTTTTAGTTCTTCAACTCTTTTACCTTTAGCTTGTATATCACCATCTGCAAGTAAAAATGCTTTTGAGCAGAGTTTTCTTGCAGAGGTAGTTTCTTCTTCATAATTTTCATCTTCACCAAAATACCAGTGTGTAATATTGCTACCTTGATATTCTGTAAAAATATAATGAAGGTCTTCTTTTAGATTTTTAAGCTTGTTTTTTTTATCATTCTCCTGAAGTTTACAAATATACTTCTTCATATACTCTCGTAAGTATAATTTGTCAGTGATTCCTTCGACCCATATAGAACAATTTGCAAGAAAAACGGATGAAGGCCTTACGCCTAAGTCATATAGCAATTCTGCTTCTTTGGATAAACTATCAATGCATGTGATGTGTTTATCATCTTCTATTTTTTGAAAAACTCTTTGAATGGATATGTCATCACGCTCTTGTACGATATCAATAATGTGATTAGAGTGCGTTGAAATGAAAAATTTATGCTCAGTTTGTGACGCGAGTGTTTCAATAAGACCGCGCTGATAACCTGCGTGTAAATGTGTTTCTGGCTCTTCAATAAAAAATAATGTAGGCCTTGGGGCTGTAAATACAGGAAAGGTAATTATAATAACTGTTTGTAAACCATCACCAAGCTCATAAATAGGACGTTCATCAGCATTTCCAATTTTGATACTTACTACATCTTTGCCTTCTATTGGACTTAAAGTAACTTTTTCATTTTTAAAGAAGTTTTTTGATAGGTAGTATTCATAATTTTCTAGCTTACTACGTTTCTCATACCCTCCCATTAGCAGTTCAACTAAATCTGAGTATATAGAGTAACCTGTGAAAATGATATTTTTAATACGATTGTTTTTTATTATATTTGATATGAATTTATTTTTTTCATTATGGCTACAACTTAAATCATAATCATCGATTGTTCTCTTTAAGTTAAGATCAATATGCTCATCATCTTCTTTCAGATTGTTTAACGGCCTAAGTCCTCTTAATATTGGCAGGTAACATTTGTTAAAGATTATTTCTATTGGTTTAATAAATTCAAATTCAATGTGTTCATCTAAATCTTTAAATATTTCCTTATAGTATGTAGACTCATCCTTTCTATTAGAGAAGCTGAGGCCTTCTCCGGCAGTCATTATGAATTCATCAATTTCTTTTTTAATATTACAAAAATGGCCGCTATCAATTGATTCAGCTGTTGAAACTGCAAGTTCGTTCAGTGTATTATGCAAATAATCTTCCGGGTTTATATAACTCTCATCCTTTATTTTTTTAATATTTTCAACCACATGGCTTTTATAAGATTCAAGTTGCAATGAATCTGAATCAATAGATAATATTTTGTTTTTGTAGATATGTCTAATAAGTCTGCTCTTGCCACTATTATTTGCACCAACAAACAAATTAACTGTTTTTAGGTTTGTCAATGATTGACTGTTTAATGATTCGTTATTAAAGTTTTCTTCTTCAAATTTGTCTATGGTAATTGCATTAATGTACTGAGAATGTTCCATTTTTTTCATATTTTTAGTCATCAATATCAAAAATTTGGCCTAATATTTCAATATTATTAATTGAAATGTCAAAACTATTTTTATCAAAGTTAAATACTACTTTTTCCCCAGGAACTCTATGTAGCTCAAGGATCGTTTTTATTTTATCGAATTCGACGAGATACTTTCCACTAATTACCTTCGTATTGCTCGTATCCACAAACAGCTTCTTTCCTTCATGCTCGACCAGCATCAAGTGTTCAGCATCAGGCATTCCTTCCAGGAACTGCGGATCAAAGAACATCTTGCCTTTATCTAGCAATTCACCGTTATCTAGCAGGAAGTAGGGTAGCTCAACTTTGTCATTTGAAATGCTAGGTTTGCTCGAGTCATACATATCCCCCTCACCAAGTAATAGCCACTTAAGAGAAACACCTGAAGCAAGATGTACTCGTACAGCGATCTCAAACGGTGTTTGGTTACGTGTTCTCCATGTAGACATTGTTCCATTGGATACACCAATGATGTTTGAGAGATCCATCCTATGACTCACTGAATACACTTCTTTAAGTCTATTGATGAAGTCGGCGCCCCCTTGATAATCAAAAGGCTCAATTTTTTGTTGACTTAATTCCATTGACGATCCACCATATAGATATGAGTCAAATGAATTAAATGGTAAGCAATTGACTCAAGCTGAATGAGAACTAACAGATAAGGATACCACCATGGAATCAACTTCAATAGTCTTTAGTGCACCACTTGCCCCCTTTGTCACAGTACAAAAGTTCTCTGATATCACAGGGATAACAATTGGGCAGGTCAACAAAATGCTTCATGAAGGAAAGCTCCCTATCCGTCCTAAAACACCGGGCAAACCCAAAGAAAAACCGCTCATCAACATGGTTGCCCTAATGCGAGAAGCGGATTCATATGTGTTTTAACTAAGTCATTTGAATATAGCAATTGGGATAGGAGCCCACTATGTCTGCAAATGAATGTCCAAAACATACAGCGTTCCTCAACGCTTGCACCACCTTCAGCAACACGCATGTCATTAAGCATCTGGCTGCAAAGTTCGGTTTGGATGCTCAAATGCAGTGCAATAAGTTAGATGCCAACAAACCCCATAAGCTTTTCGCTGAAGAGCTGCTGCTACTCACCAAAGCAACCTATAACCCTGATACAGGGAAAATGGATACCAGCTTGGTCGATGGCCTATTAAGGGAACTCAACCTAACCGCGGTTCCATTGCCAGCTGCCACCGCAGAGCAAGCAACAACATCTTTAACTGATCGCATGTTAGAGATTTCTTCAGCCACCGGTGAGCTCAGTGCTCACACCTTGCAAATCAATGCCACCAATCGAGTTAATCGCCGCACCAAAGAACAAGTCGTGAAGCGCGCGCAATGCGCCGTTCGTGAACTTGTCATGCTAATGAATGAAGTCGAAGGCAAGTTTCAAGCTGTACCAGTGCTTTCCTGTGCGGTCGACGCGTTTGGTTCAATGGCACTACCGGGTCTTTCATAAGGAGATAACCATGGGAAACGCAGCACGAAAACTTGAACAGTCATACCCCAGGCCAGCATCAGAATCGCTAGCTCACTGTCATGAATTACTCAATTGCAAAAGCCTGGCGGGGCTGAGTTACGAGAACCTCGATGAGTCAGTAAAACGCACCTTATGTTTCTCGGCGGGGTTAAAGCAACGCCACATTCCAATGAAGCTCCATGAACTAACACCATTCGAGCGTAAGAAGCTTCACCAAGCCATCAACACATTGGCAGATGCCCTTAAGCCACTCGCTTATCGCTCATTAAAAGAGTTTCGATAATAGCCCGACAAGGGCAGTCATTTGGTTAGGAGAACACCATGAAGAAAGGAAACGGTAAAAGTGAATTAGCATTACAGGCCGAGAAACTAGCAAAAGACTGCACAGCCTTTGCAGAGCAGATGAGCCAAGAACGCGGTTGTTTAGATGTCATCAGCGAAATTACATCATTGGCTTTGAGCAACATTAAGTTCATCCATATACATTTGGGCTTCTATGCGCATACTTCTGCCTTTTGTGTTTCGGTCAATTCAAGAGAAGACAGTTATGAAGTAGCAGAGACAGTTCTCTTATATGGAAAGACTGTATACCTAGATAGGAATAGTTTTGAAGACGACGCCACTCCACTTCAGCAGTTATTAGAAATCGAAGACAAGCTGCTTGAGCTTATCGCTGAAGCAAAAGATAAGCTGGAGGCTGCAGCATGAGCCTCTGTCATATCATGGTGATGGCCGATGAACTCAATCAAACCTTAGATATGGTCGGCCTTGGTCCATCTCAGAAAGATGTATTCGTAAACATCTTCAACTACATCGAAGACGTCACTGGCGAGTGGTTTGCTTTGGATACGGCAAAAGCCCAATCACTCCATGTTGCGCATGATCCTGCATTAATAGACCAAGACGACATCTACGCTGGCTGGTTCGCGTTCTGGATGTGTGTATTCAACAACACAGAAAACGGTAGCGAACTTGAAACCCAAGCCTTGGGCGCGATTCGCGGTTTATTCTTTACCGCTGCCCACAACCGTCAGGTCACACTGCCATCAGCAATTGAAACCTGGTGGCAGCAAACCAACGAACTTCACTTCAATAATTCACTCAACGAGGTATCGGCATGATGACACAAGAGCAGATGTACCAAGAACTTATCGACCGCCTAAACGAGATGACTCAGTGCATGGTTTGCTTTGTTCCCATCCTAGAAGAGCATCGTTACTCATCTGCTGATGCCCTAAGGCAAATCGATATCAGCAACTCAGTTATTGCCGAAGCCAAAGCCATTCAGAAGGAGAACGCATGAACTACTTAGCGGTATTCCTATGTGCTGATGGCGGCATCATTCGAAATGATGAAACCGGCGAAGTGATGAACATGGAAGTGGGTGACTTAGACACTCAACAGCAAGCCATTGTTGAAGCATGCACCAAGTTCGATTGCGAGCACCTAAGAAACGGCGTGATCCGTAAGCGAAGCGGAGCAGGCGGTTTTCTAATTGTCGATGCACAGGAGTTTGTTGAGGTATGACATTTTTAGAAGAAATCAAAAATGCACTCAAGCCAACACAAGAGTGCATGAAATTGGTTGAGTCATATGTACAGCTTGTAGATAAGAAATATGACTCAACTGAATTACGAAGCATGTTACTGAAAGCTGCCGGGAAAGCTCTAAGTTCTGGCCAATATGAAGCTGTAGAGGAAGATGTTAAGACTTTTCTTTCATCACATAAATGGCTTCGTACCCCCTTACAGGAGCACTGTCTTTTAGTAAATCAACTAGACCAAAACTCGAAAGGTCATTCGATAGTTTGAATAGTCCATCAAGGCCGCTAACAGTAATGGTTCGATATGCATTGCCATCTGTACCAACAATAGCGGCTTTATAAGGAACGGAATCAATTCCTTTTTCGTTTAGCTGCAACCATTCAGAAAGTTGGTTATCAATAGCGAGCTTTGTTTCTGAGTTAATTAGTTCTGTTTTCATGAACAATCCTTGTAGGTGGCACATGTCAGACAATCTTATCACAGGGAGTGCAACTGATAGAGTATCAAGGCGACTAAGAGTTGATGTACTGGGTACCAAACGTGATGTCCTAGCTTGGGCTTCAGACAGTGGCAAAATGTAATGGAAGCGACCCACCCAGAACCAGCCAAAGCCTATATTGATTCCTGCCCAGGGCGCACAGCCTTGTGGCGGGATGATTCCACCTGGGCTCAAAACTTGGTTTCTACATTACCTGGTGATCTCGCCAGCTCCCTCTACAAGCAATACGTCTTTCGCTGGGAGAAATATGTAAAGCGCAACGGCCAAAGCCGAAGTGCCAATATCTGGCTACGCCGCCAGGTGCAAATGATCACCAGTGCCATCGCACAGTTTCCAACGTATATCGAAAACCTTCGTAATGAGGTAAAGCGTAGCAAACTAGCCAATGACCTTGCCGCTCAGTGCCACAACATTCTGTCTTCCGGTAGTGAGGCTGGCGCCTCTATGAAGTCGGTATTTGAAGAAATGATGAATATCCCCAATCAGTGGGGTTTCACTGTTGGCGTACCGATGCAGACGATATCCCCTGAAAAGGGAGAAACACCAGCTCAATATGGGCAACGTGTTCAAGAAGTCTTGATGGCAAGCCAAATGGCTCGATTGATTTCCGATGATTGGTGGGCTCGAAAACTAGAAATCGCTTACAAACGTTTTTGCGAACACTGCCGGATTATCGCCGGTAAGGTTCGCAAAGGTGTTTCAGCATATTTAAGCCGTATTGGCTTGCGTGATTACAAAGAACGCAAGCTTGCTAATAAGCGGGCTTTGGCACAAATGATTGCAAAGAACGAGATAACAGGTGAAGAGATTGCCTTGTTAGAAGCTGTTGAGGCATCTGTATCTAACCCTGAAATTCGCCGGCATGAGTTAATGGTAAGAATGCGCGGCTTTGAAGATATCGCGCAGGAACAAGGTTTAATGGGAGGGTTCTTTACTGCTACGGCTCCCAGTAAGTACCACGCCTTTATTAAAGACAAAAAAGGGAAGGCCCACAGCAATCGTAAGTATGCTGGTGCTAACCCAAAACAAACTAACCAATATCTAGGTAAGGTATGGTCACGTGCGCGTGCCAAGCTGAATCGCCTTCACCTTCCAATCATTGGCTTTCGAGTATGTGAACCACACCACGATGGCACACCGCATTGGCACATGTTGTTTTTCTTCCGCCCTGAGCACGAGCAGCTGATTCGCTTTGTGTTAGCAGACTACTTTACCCGTGAAGAGCGTTCTGAACTACGAGTGAGTCATTTCGATATTGGCTACTGGGCTAGCTGCTTTGTTAAAGAAACAGGCCAGCTCTCTCCGATTACTGACCATGACCTTATCGAGCAAACCGCGAAACGCATTAGCCCACGCTTTGACTACAAAGCTATCGACCCAGAAAAGGGGAGCGCCACCGGTTATATCGCCAAGTACATCGCTAAGAATGTCGATGGTTTTAAGGTGGAAGAAGATGAAGAAGCCGGTATGGCAGCCAACGTGACAGCAGAAGCTGTAACAGGGTGGGCGAGTGAGTGGGGGATTCGCCAGTTTCAACAGATAGGTGGGCCTCCGGTTTCTATCTGGCGTGAGTTGCGCCGGCTAGAACAAGATGAGGAAACCAAAGCGGGTATCTCAGCGGCCAAAGAGGCTGGTGTGAAGTATCAGCGGCCAGTGAAATCATTCTTAGAGCTGAAAGCTGAGAAACCCTTGCTGGAAGTCGCCCGAGTAGCGGCCGATTCCGGTAGCTGGAGCATGTTCATTGCAGCCATGGGCGGTTTGTTCTGTCCCCGTAAAGAACAGCCATTGCGCCTTATCTACAAACCACAGGAAAACAAATACGGGGAAGCCGTTGCCAAGTTAAAAGGTATCACCAACCACATCGATCTCACCATGATATCGCGCGCCGATGGTTGGGTAATTGCTAAGAAAGGTGCAGCGTCTGCAAAAAGCGGCGACAGCCGCGCCCCTTGGAGTTCTGTCAATAACTGTACGGAGGATCTCAATGATCCACTGAACGAAGTGAAACGGACTGTTTTCAACCATGTTCAACGGAATGGCATTGAGGTTGATATAGGTGGCGCAGCAGCTATCGCCAGGGGCGACAAGATTAGAACTAACAAAGGTGAGCAGGTATGGCTCGATAAAACGGATATCGGCCTGCAGCTTCGCATTTCGAAGGTAGTTGAAGAGTATGAGGATGGCTGGCCGGGTTGGGACTACGAAGAAATCCCAGAACCGGAACCAGAACGGACTTATGCCGACATCATTAAATCCATCCCAGTACATGCAGGCGGCTTTACCCCGCCAAGCAAGGAGTACTGGACTTCAAAGAAATAGGGAATACCTGATGTATGAGTTTATAGAAATGGCCGTACCTGAAGGCCGGCCAAGTGAAGCGACTCACTTTAACCCAAGGTACCGATTGTGCTGGGAAAAGCTTGTCGAGGATTCAAACAATGTGCAGGTTTATGATCATGTACATAAGAGTTGGGGCCAACCTGTATATCGGCCCGGTGGGCTGCTTATCCAATTACAACAATGAGGAGCGAACTCTATGTGTTTTGATGGTCTAGGGTTGAAGGCCCTTAAAGAACAAATCAAACAGAACGCGGAGAACGCTGCTTCGCAAAATCTCGGAAAGGCTGTCGTTCGTGAAAATCAGTGCACCTCTCACAAAGCCAAACAGGGTGTGGTTTGGGAGAAGAAGCCATCTTCCAAGGGGGAGGAGTGCTCATAACCTGGATGCAATATCGGTGGCTTCGACATCCATTACAGATCTCTAAACGCGGTGTTTTGATTAGAACTTCATCAAAATCAGGTGGTTGTGTCAATTTTTTGCCTATCAGTGCTGTAAACTGCTTACATAATACTGTATATTCATACAGTGCTTTACGCAAGGAGTTATGAAGATGGCGCACTCAATCAGTTGGCAAGCAGTTGATTTCATTGTTGAGGCTTTAGCTGCAAAGACATACGGCGAAGATCGTACCGAAGTGGCTTTGTACCTGATCAAGCTAGTAGTCGAAGACAAGAAAGGGCCGCTTGATGCGACCCAATTGGCGATGGTGCGGGAGCTGTTGGCTGATGCTAAATTGCATGATCTAAAGTGCTATTGATTAGCTTTATTGCATTTATATTAATTGTTTGAGTCAGTCCACCATGTTTCTTTTAACCAAAATTCAGTATCACCAAACTCACCATGTTTCTGCGGTGATTTTATGATCCCCTTTGCTGAATTTGCTTCATTTATTCCATAGATCTTAAAGTGCATTCTTTCAGCAATCTGCTTGTCCTTTGGAATTAGCTTTAAGGTTCTCTCCATTTTATCCCAACGGCCAGAACGTTTTCCTAAAATTGATTCGGGAGTTGTATACATCTCATCTATCCAAACTAGTAAGCTCCCACTTGGTAAAGCACCTTTCCATGTTACTTCTCTATTCTCATTTTCTGGGTGTAAACTTAAACTATAGAAATGAGTATTTGGATTATCTCGTAGATATGGCACTACAGATGTGAATAAGTTTTCAATTGAGTCTGCAGAGGCAAGGTGAATGATGTTTTTTATTTTAAGGTCATGTTTTATTGAAATTAATTTATTTACAACGATCGCCCCCATACTATGTCCAATCACTGTAACTTCTATTTCCTTATCTTTATAAAGTTTATTGTCATTTAAATGATCGGAGAGAAAGGTAATAAATTCTGTTAAAATGCCTCTCCCATTTCTAATATTTGGTTTTTTGTTACCAGCTGGTTTAATATTGCCAGTATTGTTGGAGTTAGAAGGGTTAATAATTTTAAATGATGTAAAATCACTTGGAGTTATGAATTGAGTGTTTGTTCTTCTTAACATCATATCCCAAGCGGGTTTAGGTAGTGTGTATGCAAAAGGAGTTGTAAATATTTTAATAGGGCTAGTTAGAAACCATAATGAACTCCTTCCGATTGAGCTAAACTCACTATCGTTGTTAGTATAGAAGACATACGGTTGTGATTCTTCTTTAGAGTCATCAGTTTCCGAATCTGGAGATTGGTATTTTGTATAGTTAGCACCTATGGTGGAATTAAAAGAGTTAGAACCTACGACTGCCCATGATTTAGGTGTATTAATAATTGAATTGGCCAAATCAGTTAGTAAGTATACAGGCGAGGTAAATATTGCACTATCTGATATTTCGCCTTGTCTTATTCTAGATAAATGATCGTTGTAAGTTGTAAATGGACCTGATTTCCAATTAATAAATATAGGGTAAATACAGCTTTTTTTTATATCTGCAGATTTAGTATAAGCTCTATTGATAGAATCTTTCGTGGTATTTAACCCTCCATGTATATATAAGAGTATTTCTAACTTCTTATTATCTTTACAAGTTATCTCTAAAGATTTTTTTTCGTCCTTACTTAAAGTGCTGAACTTATATATGCTTTCAGTTATATTGCAAAAGTACATACTTATCATATCGGTAATATATCTACCTTCATGTTCTTGTATATACTTTTTCTTGCAGATGGAATGCATACTATCAATAATATCTTTATTGGCTTCTTGATTATTTGAAATTATTATTTTTGTATTGGGTATTAGTTGTTTGCTGCCATGATTTTGTGAAAATCTACTGTCTAAAAGCTCACCATCTTTTGATATTGATATTGCATGAGTTCTTAATTCATTATTTGCTATGTATAACTTTTTATCATTTTCAAGTTCGATATAATTATTTGCGCATGAAGTTAATGTTAATAAGGAAAATACAAGTGAAAGCCTAATTTTCATAATTTATTATCTATTTTTATTATTATTCAATAATATTAATGTTAGACAATTTAGGCATTGGTGACGCTTTGATTTTGAGACAGTTAGGTTAAAGGAGTTTTAGAGTTTGTTTGTGATAGTCTATGACTAAACCCCAGACTCATCACAAACCTAAATCCACATTCTGGGTTACTACACGAACAGTACAAGTCAGCAGAAGTAGCTGAAAACCAGTTGGTCTTCTCGATCCTTGCTTTGCTCCCGCATTCTTTACAATGAATTCGCATAGCCATAGTTAGATATCCCTGTTGATGTTGGAGTACTCTAATACTAACTTATATACTGTTTTTATGTACAGTTAAGTATGTAAGTTTAGACAATGTTTTTTCGTAATATCAATATCTTGATTGATAGCTTCTACTAACTTTCTAGCTAATGGAATCGACTCATTTTTTCTATAAGCTTCATCGTTTTTCAATGGGTCACCAAAGCTAGAAGTACCAGCCGGAATAATGCCAGATAGCCCAGGTGGAAATCGGTGAGCAGCAAGCATGTCTTGAGAGGTGACTGACTTAATGTTGGTAAAGTCATCTTTCGTCGCGATGTCCCCAACAGGGATTATCTTGATACCGTCAGGCTTACCATCTGGGATGTTCACAAACAAAGAACGGAAGTTGCCCACGCCTTTACTGGCCGCCATCGACTCTTCTAACTCTTTCTGTTTGTCTGGGTCTAGGTTGGGGTCGGTAGCATAAAATATAAACCCACAGTGGGCGCCGTTCTTGTAATACTTGCGGCGGAATAAAGTAGCATCCGTATTCAGCTGGGCCGACTGTAAGCCGCCCATGTAATCTGGCACCCCATAGATTTGTTGGTATGGGTCGTACTGCTTTATGAAGATCACATCTTCTTTGCGATAGGTAAGGTGCTCGCCATTGCGCTGCAAGTAAGCAAAATCTCCATTCTTCTTTACCCTAATCCATACGCTGGAAAGCGTGACCAATCGAGTAACTTTGCCTAGCCGGTTACGGATTTTTAGTAGTGGGCAGTCACCAAATAAAAGAAAGTTGTATAACGCAGCTTCTAGGTCTTCACGGCTTAGAACTGATGAAAGTTGGATGAGTTCAGCCGCCATGTTTTTACGGCTAAAAATGATAGGTCCGTGATAAGGGTTCGACTTACTGATTTTTAGCAGCAAAGTTCGGTCGAGTGGGGGAATCCAAAACTCGTTATAGTCATCAAAGAAAATACCTCCGCTTTCATCCATACAGTGCAGAGCATCAAGGCCAGTGATAGTGTCCCAGGTTTCACCGATATTAAAGGCGATGGTCTGAGATGATTTGTTGGTTAGGCTGCGATTGTCTTCCATGACGACTTCCGTTTCGTATTGTGGTTAATAGGCTCATTGATGGCGGCGTGCGCAATGGCAAAGAATGCGTCGGCATGGCCGGTGCTTTCAGTTCGGTCAGCTTTAAATGTCATTTGGTTAGTGCTGCCAGTAACACCGCGCTTGATGGAAAGGAATGAAGCACCAATATCCTTGTGCTCGGCATCCCAGCAAATACGCTGGCTCTCAACCAAATCAATCATTTTGAGTACCAGGCGGTTTTTGCTGTCCACGCTGTAATGAATGGCTTTGGCCTCTCTGGGGAATAGGTTGTGCAGTAAATCAAATACCCCAGCTCCAATCCCTGTTATATCAACGCCGATGTAAGTAACGTGATAGCGCTGAGTGATACGTTTTATTTGCTCTACGTGGTGCTGAAAGTTGAGGCCACGCCAGTGGTGTTTTTCTAATACTCTAAACCTCTCACCATCAAACTGCGGTGGGGCGAGTACGATCAGAGTGGCGTTGTCACGCGTTCGGGCTGGGTCATAGCCTAGCCATACCTCTCGGGCGGCAAATGGTCGGGCGTTCTTCGGTTTGAAGTCTCGCCAGCTAGCGGTATCAACGCCGCAATCTTCCAGTTGTGAGAACTTGAAGACTGACTGCGAATCATCAACGAAGATGCACATGAACAAGTTTTTGAAGTCATCATCGCTGTATTCGTCGCGAAGTTCGTCGATGTCAAACAGGTCACAGCCACCGTTCGCCGCATCCTCGATGGTAACAACGTAACGCCATTGTCTATCTGGACATTGGCGGCCACCATCTCGCATCTCATCGAAGCTTGGAAATTCTTTGTTTTGACGATCTTTCTTTTCACCCTTCCAGGTGTCGCCAGTCCAGAACCCAAAGGCAGGGTGGCCCTTGGCTGATGGCGTACTGAAATAGGTTTTACGCCATTTCTTGTGGGTAGCCATGGCCGAAGCCAATTTGTTTAGGCGTTCAAACTGAGGTATCCAGAAATACTCATCAATGTAGACATGGCCGTGATAACTCTGAGCCGTATTGCTGTTGGTAGAGAGGAACCTGAGTTCGGCATCACCATGTGCGGTATGAAGTGTAATTGGGTTACCGGAAAGCTCAACCCCAAGGAACTGTTTGGCAATAGCGATGATGTAACTACGGAATACTTCCGCCTGGGCTCGTGAGGCCGACAGGAATATTTGAGGATCCCCCGTCAGCACGGCGTTTTCTAATGCTTCACCGGCAAAGTAGTAGGTGGCACCAATCTGGCGAGACTTAAGGATGTTGCGGATACGTTGATGCAGATTGTTCCGCATTTCATGTTGATAGGCAAAGAGGCTGTCGTGCCATGTTTTGAAGTCAGCCTCAGTGAGTTCGCTGACATCATTCTTTTTCTTACGGCCTTTCTTCTTAGTACTAGAGCTGCCCTTATTGGAGCTTTGCTCATTCTTCGCTGAATTGCTGCTATCACTTGGTGATGAGGCCTGTTTTTGTTGAAGTACTCGCTGTTTCTTCAGTTTCACATGCTTTTCAATCAGCATGTCGAGTTCTTTAAGTTGGTTAGGCGTCTTTTCTGCCAGGTCGGTTAACATGACGATACGACGGGCAATTGCTTCATCGACTTCCTCTTCACGAAGCATGTCTCGCCAGTTGTATTTATCAGCCCAATAGTAAATGACTCGGGTGTTTGGTAACCCAAGTTCTTCCCTTATTTCATCTGGTGTCCAACGTCGCAAATAGAGACGTTTGGCCGCTTCGCGGATTTCAGGAGAGTATGCCATGACGCAATCATACAGCTCGGAATCATTCAAATGACGCAGTTTCATTCGGATAAATTCGGATACTGGCTAAATCCGAAATTATCCGAATGAATCAAAATGCTTTTGACTATTTAAGTGCGTATTCTTGCCTTGATTAGATGTGCATTTGAATGAAATTTAGTCATGGATGACATATGGCAGGGAAGCTAAAAACCGGATGGATCCGGGTCGCCACGGAAGGCGACACCATTGATGGAAGGGAAATCAGCAGGCAAGACTTGCTTGATATGGCTGAGAACTATGACCCTGACGTTTATGGTGCAAGGATTTGGCCTGAGCATTGGCGCTGGTATGCCTGTGGTGACGTGTTAGAGGCGAAAGCGGAAGAGGTCGATGGATTGATGCGACTCTTTGCTGTGCTGGCACCAAACATGATGATGGTCGAATTCAATCAACAAGACCAAAAGGTTTATACCTCAATCGAGATTAAACCTAACTTTGCCAACACCGGAAAACCTTACCTAGCGGGTATGGCTATAACCGACCAACCAGCAAGCCTGGGTACTGATCGTATCCGGCTATTTTCCACTTCTAATGATTGCATGTATGCCCAGCCTGAACTGCTAGTTATGGATGAACTGCACGAGGAAGCAGGCGGCATCCGTCGTTTATTTAATTTGTTCTCTGACAAGAGTGCTAGCAACAAGAAGGAAGAACAACCCATGGACAAGGAGCAGTTCAACGCTCTGGCCGAAGCCATTAAACAAGTGGTGGAAGGTCAGGGGCAGCTTCAAGAAACATTGCAGTCTCATTTTGCTGCCAGTGGTGGAGCGCAAACGCCATCCGATGAACCCAAACAACCCGAGAAGCCGGAAGTAGGTATTACTGAAGAGCAGTTCAGCGAACTGACTTCAGCGGTGACCAAGCTAGCTGAAGGGCAAACGGCTATGCAACACCAGTTCAGCCAGTTACTGGAAGAAGACCACAGTAACACCCCTGATGTATCGGGTGGTGACGGCTTTGATTGCAATTCACTGGTTTAAGGAGAAGACATGCTGAATTCAACTGCTCTTAACTACCTAAACCAGTATGCCCAGCAGCTCGCCAAGGCTTACAACGTTTCGAGTGTCGATAACCTTTTCTCGATTACAGGCCCCAAAGAAACCCAGCTTCGAAAAGCGATTCTTGAGTCTGTTGCGTTCCTGAAGCGCATCACCATGAAAGATGTTGACCAAATCATCGGGCAAGCCGTTGAAGTGGGCGCATTGGGGCTGCATACCGGTCGAGTTAAAGATGGCCGTTTTCATAAGAAAGCCAATATTGATGGCACTACCTATGCGTTGGTCGAAACTGACTCTAACTGCTCAATTACTTGGGACACGCTGAGTGTGTGGGCAAACTCGGGTAATGCTGGCGAGTTCATGAAGTTGCTGAACGAGTCTACCAACGAGGCTTTTGCTTTGGATATTTTGCGCATCGGCTTCAACGGTACCAGTGTGGCCGAAGATACCGACCCTGCGCAGAACCCAAATGGCGAAGACGTCAATAAAGGTTGGCAGCAAATCATTAAAGATCAGGCGCCAGACCAAATTGTCGATGTTGATGTGTATCTCGATTACGAAGGTAAGGGGGATTACAAAACGTTGGATGCCATGGGCTCTGACCTTATCAACAACAAGCTTCCGCCACAGTATCGGAACAATCCGAATTTGGTAATTTTGGTTGGTGCTGACTTAGTGGCGGAAGAGTCTGCCCGAATTTATGACGAAGCAGGCACACCAAGTGAGAAGAAAGCGGCTGAACATCTACCGTTCTCTATTGCTGGGCGCCCTGCAGTCGTACCGCCTTTCTTCCCTGGTAAGCGTATGTCCGTAACTATGCTGCCAAACCTGCATGTTTATACCCAGAAAGGCACTCGTCATCGTAAGGCTGAACATGTTCAAGACCGAAAGGCTTATGAGAACAAGTATCTTCGCTGGGAAGGTTATGCCATTGGCAACATGAAGGCATACGCCTCTTTCGATGAAACCAAAGTACACATTGGCGCTAAGCCTGTGGCATAGGTGAAAGATGGCTCGTTACTCACCTTGTCTTCGCGATAACGAAATCAAACAAGCCCGCAGTGAATCGCTGCGGGCAAAGGATACGGGTATCGCGCCTGAAAACTCTAGCTTGCACCTTCAGTTGATTGCGCTTGAGGAAGATATTAAGCGCCTTAAACAGCTAAGCCGCATTGCCGACAAGGTTGCGATGAAGCGCAACGAGTTATTACCAAAGTACATGCCTTATGTTGAGCGCTATCTGGCTGAGGGCGATGTGTTTGCCAACCAGGTATTTGCTTATGTGGTGATCTGGCTGTTCGACACAGAACAGTTTGACCAGGCAATTGAATGGGCATTTTTGTGTATTGAGCAGGGGCAGCCAACCCCGGATAGCGTGAAGCGAGATTGGCCACATTTCGCTGCTGATGTAGTGTTGGCGTGGTGCGAGGTACAGGCCGAGCGGGGCAACAGTGTTGAGCCTTACTGTTCAACTGTTTTTAAGAAAGTCAGTAATGAATGGCGACTCAATGAAAAACTAACCGCTAAATGGTTCAAGTTCTGCGGCCTATTGCTATTGCGGGACATACACGGCAAAGCACTACCGAGTTCAGTAGAGAGCGCTGACAAGTTACAACAGGCCACTGAATTGCTGATGAAGGCACAGGAATTTAACCCTAAATGTGGCGTGAAAACTGTTTTAGACAAAATAGATATGCGCCTGCGGGCGTTGACCGACTCCTAACCCTCCAAGGGTTTCTGGCTGAGGTGTTGACCAGCAATGGAAAACAATAACCGTCGATGCCAGCTAACCCTTAATTATTCAACGGTTCATAAGGTGATAGGCGATGAGCTTTGGCGGTAAATCAAACACGGATGTGAATACCAACGTTCCCGGCAATGGATGGCCGGATTTATCGACCGAAGAGTTTCGTAGGGTTCGCCGTATCCCGACCGTATTTGATAACGACAGCATGGAAATGGCGATTCGTATTGCCTCGAAAGCGGTGAAAAAACAGTTGGTGTCGTTACTGGATGCCGAAGGCCAGCCGCCTCAACTTGATAACGATGACACCGCAATTTATAAGCGTGCGGTTTATGGCCGTGCCCATGGCGATTTGCTGCCAGAATTTGCCACTCAAGACCGCCGCAAAGAAGCCAATAACTTAGCCACCGATAGCCAAGAACAGCAGAATAATTTCATTGCCCAGAGCAATCGAGATACCCGGTTGCTGCTTGGATTGGGTCGTGCATCGGTAGGGGTGATCTGATGGTAGAGGTTTATACCAAAACCAAATTACAGCACCTCACTGAGTACATGCTTGCCCATATGAAAAGCGATGTGCTGGAAAACAAGATTGATGCCTGGCAGGAGTCGGCAACGATTCAGGTGGACGGGGAAGATAGGGGTAACGGTGGGTATGTGGCGGCCCAGTGGCGTTACACCGCAGTGATTTCTATTGAGGAATTTCCTCATCAAAAATGCGACCCAAGGAACATCTTTGCGTTGGTGTCTTGCTGGTTATCTGACTGTGATAGCGAGCGTTATGAATATGAACTTGGTGATCCGCAAGTCAGTGTAGATATGCTTTCGCAGGAAGTAGCGGATGTCGCCATCGAAATAGAAATGATGGAGCCCATTGAGTTGATTCCAGATTTAGACGGTTCAATCACATGGCGTGGGCAGAGCTATCGGGTTCAGACCGTGCCTATTAACTACGCAGAAGAAGCCGAGGTGGGGAATGACCCCGACGATTCAGCTCAATGAACGTGACCGGCTGAATTTTGAAGAGAAGCTAGCATTGCTGGCGATGCCGCCCAAAAAGCGGTTTTGGATACTGAAAACCCTTGGGCGATGGGAAAGAGCAAATGCTAGGCGGCGGATAAGCCAGCAGCGAGATGTCAAAGGTAGGGCATTAAAGCCGAGGCAGAATCGAAAGAAAGGCAAGATTTTGCGGCGAATGGGTAAGGGCTTGGAGCCTTATGTGAAGAACGCCAACCGCCTAGAACTGACTTGGAAGAACAAGCTAACAGGCCGAATTGCTGCCCGGCATCACGCAGGGCAGACACAAAAGGTAACGGCTGCCCAAATGCGAAAACGCTGGGGAAAGCCTAACTACAAGGCTTCATGTACTAAGGGACAAGCTAGGAAGTTACGGGAGCTAGGCTACACGGTACCAAGGAAAAGCGGCAAAGGCCGAAAGAAACCTTCTCTGCGGTACATCATGCAAAGTGTTAGCCATGGTCAGGCAGGGTTACTCATCAGGGAAATGACGAACCAGCCAAGTAAGCAGTCATGGAGCATCCCACTGGCTGAGCGCCAAATATTGGGAAGCCGAGAAAAGGATGTGAATCGCCAGCTTATCAAAATCATGGAGCAGGCACGCAGAAGGAACTGAAACAATGGGAATCGGTAAGGTAGAGGTAAACAACCTCAATTTAGGCCAAGGGACGCCGCCAGAGATTGAACGGCATTTGCTGTATATCGGCACCACCAGTAAGTCTGAACTTCAAGGTAAAGTGACTCGCATTAACGCCATGACCAATTTGGATGATGTGGTGGCTGATGATGCGTTTGGTGACAACGTTCGTGCAGCACAGCTTAACGGGAAACAGAACTGGACTGCTGCAATCTACGGATTGGCTGCAGGTGAAGATGCTGAAACGTGGGCTGAAGCGGTTGATAACGCCAACTTAACAGACAGTTTTGAAGGTATCGCAATTGTTGATCCTGTAACGGACAAAACTGATTTTGATGCGTTGCAGTCAAAGGCCGAAGAGTTGACCAGCAAGCTAGGTCGCTGGGTGTTCATACTTGCTGCATGTAAGGGCATTGATAAACAAGCGCAGACTTGGTCGGACTATGAAACCGCTATGTTGGCTTTGGTGAAAGATGTAGCTGCTCGTTGGGTAGTACCGGTTCCTTTGCTCAATGGAAATAACGTCGGGGTACTTGGTGGCCGGCTGTGCGATCGCTCTGTCACTGTTGCTGATTCACCTATGCGTGTAACGACGGGGTCAGTGCTTAGCCTGAGTGAGATGCCAGTTGATAGTGCGGGCAAAGTTTTAGAAATGTCTACTATCGCCACGTTAGCAGAAGCCCGGTATTCGGTACCGCAATGGTATGCCGATTACGAAGGTATCTATTGGTCTGATGCCATGACGTTGGAAACCAAGACCGGTGATTATCAATACCTGGAGTACGTTCGCCCAGTTCATAAGGCCAATCGTCGTATTCGCTTCAAGGCCATCGGCCGTATTGCAGACCGCATCCTCAACTCAACGCCGCCAAGCATTGAGCTGAACCGTAGCTATTTCCGCAGTGTGTTGTTTGACATGGCCTTCACGACTGAAATCGGCGGTATCACCTTCCCAGGTGAAATCATGACGCCACGTGATGAGGACGTGATGATTACTTGGGAGACCAAAACCAAAGTGATTATCAGCATCATGATCCGTCCGCATAACTGCCCGAAACACATCGTGGTGAATATTGCACTGGATTTGAGTAATGGAGCAGGGAGCTAAGTTATGTCGATGCGTTTATCTGGCAAGAACATGCATTTCACCTTGGGCGATATCAAGCTCAAGGCCCAGAAAGTGACCCTTTCAATTACTGATAACTCTGCAGTCAACAAAACCAGCGGTGTACCTGATGGCTATGTCGATGGCGATGTGGAGGCTTCTGGTGAGCTTGAGTTGACCACGGCGCAATTTAACTTACTCGGTAAAGCTGCCAAGAACGCCGGCGCATGGCGGGCGCTTCCGGCTTTTGATGCCATGTTCTACGGCAAGATTGATAAGGATGAGCTCAAGGTCGAAGCCTTTGGATGCCGTATTAAGCTGTCTGACCTACTTGATATTGATGGTACCGGTGGGAGCGCCTTAGTTCACAAGGTGCCATTTGAAGTATCGAGCCATAAGTTTGTTCGCATCAATGGAACGCCTTATCTGCGTGATGATGAAACCGAAGGCTTGGTTCAGTAAGGGGACGGAATGACAGATGTTATCGACCAAGGCTGCCGTTTCGAAGCCCAATTCACTGAAATGGCGATTGCCAAGCAACGGGCAAGGTATCACCCGATTGAACAACGGGAAAGCGCACATGAATGCGGCGAATGTGGCGAGCCGATTCCCGAAAAACGCCGCGAGAAAGTACCGGGGTGCAAGTACTGCACTTCATGCCAGGAACTAGCAGACAAAGGACGTCTATGAATATCGCGAAACGCTTTATTAACTATGTGATTAAGCCTGTGCTTGATCAGCTTGATGCAGCAGCAGGCGGTCACGGGAAGCTGAACACTGAGGCTGCGATTGCACTCATTATGATGATTGTGGCGCATGAGTCAGGAAAGCTGACTTACTCCAAACAGGTTCGTGGGCCAGCACTGGGTTTCACCCAAATGGAGCCAGCGACTTTCTTCTGGTTGATTGAATGGCTGGGGAAAACGAAACCACATCTACTGGATGCCATGAGTATGTTCGGGGCTATCGGTGAGCATGACCCGCTAATGATGGTGGTATGCCCACAATACGCAGTAGCAGCCGCAAGGATGAATTTACTCCGTTTCCCAGAGTCGCTACCTGCAGCAGATGATTTGGATGGTTTAGCGCGTTATGCCAAGAAGTATTGGAATACATCAGCTGGCAAGGCCACCGAAGCCGATTACAAAAACGCTTACTTACACATGATGGAACAGGAGTAAGGCATGAACTTTATCACTGGCGTTTTACTTAAAACTTTATTGGATGTTTTAAAGGGGCTGTTCTTTCAAATTGGCTGGAAAATCATTTTGGAACGGTTTGCCACTCGCGGTGTGGTTTGGGGGCTGGAAACCCTGAGAAACCTGACCACCAATGATGTTATGCAGGCAACGGTCGATGATGTGATCGCCTCTCTACAGGGTAAACGCCTTAAAGAAATTCCACAGAAGGAATAGGTATGGATCCAAATTGGCTAAATGCGCTGGTAGCTCTGGCATCACTTCTCACATTACTAACCAGCGTGTTAATCGGCTACCTCTTTAGGCTTTCGAAAGAGCTGTCCGATTACAAAACCTATGTGGCACAGCATCACGCCACCAAGGAAGAACTCAAAGATATGGCGGAGAGGTTAGAGCGCCACTTTGATACCGGTTTTGACCGGGTTGTAGAAATGCTTAAACAAGGGAAAGTAGCATGAATGAACAACTAATTACGTTAGTCATTGCCAGCAAGGAGCTAGCGTTTAAGCCATCGGAAGTGGAATACAACGATTATATGAATGAGCTAATGCCAGATAACAAGGTGGCGCCTGCTCATAATTTCTTGTTCAACACGGTTGATGATGGCTGCAAAGAGGCACTGCGAGAAATTACCAATGCAAACCCAGGTGCGGCAGTACAAATCACAGCTGCAGTAATGGCTGAGTATGCGCCGCAGTTGGAAATTTCGGTAAAAAAATAGATGGCCTTGTCGCGGCAATAGATCGTAACGATTACGGCAAGATGCTCGCCTGGCGGCGTAAGTGGTTACCAGGCGAGCCGGATACCGAAGCCAACTTGGCAAGGGCGATCTGGTTAGAGAAGAACTACTGGGAAAACATGCGAATGTCCACGGCGAACGGAGTTGCCAAAGCATTCAGCTCATAAGCAAGGAAGCTGTTATTCATGAGCCTACCGCAAGCATTGATGTTTCAGGTTGGGCTGATTGACAAAATCAGCAAGCCATTGGGAAACATTCAACGTCAATTTAATGATATGGGCCAGAGCTACCGCGATGGCACCCATACCATGATCGTAGGGGCGGCAGGCGTGGCCGGAGCAGGATTAGCATTAAAGGCCGCGCTGATGCCGGCCATTGAAATGGACCGCGTGTTGGGTGAGGTGAAATCACTTGGAGTAGCTGACGAGCAGCTGCAGCAGTTAAGTGACACCGCACTGAACTTTGCTGTGGATTATGGCAAGTCAGCGACGGAGTTCGTGGCGGCTTCTTATGATATTCAGTCTGCAATATCCGGTCTTGCAGGTAATGAGTTGGCTGAATTTACTAAGGCATCGGGTGTGCTGGCCGCAGCGACCAAAGCAGATACCGGCACGATTACCAACTATGTCGGCACCATGTACGGCATCTTTCAAAATACCGCGAACCAAATGGGTAAGGCTGATTGGGTGAATATGCTTGGCGGCCAAACAGCAAAAGCCGTTCAGATGTTCAAGACAACGGGTGATCAGATGTCGGCGGCATTCTCCTCTGTTGGAGCTTCAGCAACCTCGGTTGGCGTGGGTATGACAGAGCAGATGGCGATTCTGGGCACCTTGCAGGCCACTATGTCAGGCAGCGAGGCGGGTACTAAATACCGTTCTTTCCTTGCTGGCGCAGCAAAAGCTCAAGATGCGCTGAATATGTCGTTCACTGATTCCCAAGGCCAGCTACTTCCTATCGTCGATATCCTCAACCAGATCAAAGGTCGTTATGGGGAAACGCTTTCTGTTGCTGAAGGCGCTGAGCTAAGTAAGGCATTCGGAACGAAAGATGCGGTAGCCATGATCCAGCTGTTAATGCAAAACACTGACGGGTTGGCATCTTCCATAAATGACCTAGGTGATGTTAAAGGGTTAGATGTTGCAGAGCATATGGCCGGTGCCATGACCGATCAGTGGGAGCGCTTCGAGCAACTTATCTTCGCGATTCGTGCCTCGTTCGGTCAGGCATTGCTACCAGTGATTCTGCCCGTTGTTCAGGCCATTGCTGATGGCGGCAAAGAGGTTTTGCTCTGGACGAAGCTATTCCCGAACCTGACCAAGTACATCGGCCTTGCTGGCGTTGCCGTCCTGAGCTTAGTGGCAGCCGGAGGCTTGTTCACCATGATGGTCGGTATTGGCAAGCAGGCTATGGTGGCTTTCACCCTGACAATGAAAATTTGGGCGGGGATGAACTTGGTGATCACCAAAGGGTTAGCAGTATTAAAGGCGGCAATGTTGGCGGTCAATATTGTGATGGCAGCGAACCCAATCATTTTGGTAGTAGGTGCTGTAGTAGCGGCCATCGCTGCTGTGGGAGCCCTGATTTATTACTGGGATGATCTCAAAGCCAGCTTTGGTGACACCACTTGGTTCCAAGTGCTTGAGTCGGCAATCACTCTTCTTACCGCACCTTTCCAAGCATTGTTCCAGTTCCTGAAAGGTGGCTGGCAATGGGTAATGAGTGGTTTCACCGATACTAGTGGCTTTGATGGTTTGTTCGCCTTAGCTGATAGCTTGCGAAATATTTTCGGTTCGGTGTTCAGCTGGATAACCGAGCAACTGGGCGGGCTGTGGGATATGGCGAAGAAAGTCATGAATTGGATACCAGGCTTTGGTGGCGATGAGGCCGAAGTGAAATCCCAAGCAGTTCAGCAGGCCACGCCAAGAGCAGCTATCCAACCCGGCGGTGCAGCCAAGAACATAGCTTCGTACACAAGCAGCAGCACGAGTTATGGGCCAATCAGTATTCACGCCCAGCAGATGAACAACCCGCAAGACTTCGCTACAGAAATGGAGTTTATCGCCGGATGATTTATCAAGACCTACTAATCGAAAACGGTGACGTGGTGCTGGATGCAGGTCGTAACCCTGTATTAATTCAAGACCGTGCCGTCATCGCTCAAGACATCAAGCACGCCATTTTGGAAAGCAATTTGGCAGTTGAGCTGATAGCTGAGCGCAGCCCATCTAAAAAAGCAGATATTCGAACCCAGCTTGAGCTGTTGGTAGAAGAGGACGTGCGATTGGTGCCTGGTACCGTGCGACTAGAAGAACCTAAGGAAGGCCTCATTTTTGTTTTCGCCACGACTACAGACTTTGGTGACGTAACTTTGGATATCACAACTTCGGAGACAACCAATGTCTGATATTCCTAAGCCCGATTACGCCGAACTGGTGAAGCAATCCGGTATTCCCACTGATGAGGCGAGTTGGAAAAAAGTGCTGAAAGAAGAGATGGAAAAGGAAGAGTGCATTATCTCTAATGATTCGCCTTTCTCTCCTTTCTGGCGCTTGATTGAATCTGCTGTTGTGAAAGTCACCTTATGGCTCATCAATACACTATTGGTGAGTTATGTTCTGCCAAATATGTTTGTCGCGACTGCAGTAGACCAATGGTTAGATCTACTTGCTTGGCAGTGCAAACTGACTCGCAAAGGGGCAACCAAAGCTAAAGGTTTGATCGCCTTTCAACGTGCTGCCGCAAAAGGCCCAACGTTAGTAATTCCAAAAGATACTTGGATTCAGACCGAACCTATTAACGGCAATATCTACCGAGTTCGTGTGCTTGCTGATACCACGCTGCCAGAAAACGAAACAATGATCATAGCTGAAGTGGAAGCCGAAAATGAAGGCGCAGCCTACAACCTTGGTGAAGGTTACTACCACATTCTACCAACTGCGATACCAGGTGTTGCAGCTGCAACAAACCCAGCTGAATGGCTAACCGAGGCGGGTGCAGACAAAGAAAGCAATGATGAACTTCGATTGCGTATTCGCAACCAGTGGAGCGCGGTGGCGAAATGGCACATTGATGCAGCTTACCGTTCATTGCTAACGAGTCGCGCAGGTATTAACGACGATAACGTGTATTTCGAGCATAACGCACCACGTGGCCCAGGTACCGCCAATTCCTACATTTTGCTTGATACGGGTGAACCATCACCAGAAATGCTTGCTGATTTGAATGCCTATATTCGTGAGCAAGGGCAACACGGTCATGGTGATGATCTGCAGGTGATGGCGATGCCAGAAACGCCGGCCAATATTGTTTGCCGAGTGTGGCCGATTCGCTCACTCACAATGGATGAGCGTACTCAGTTAAAAGCTGCCGTTGAAAAGTTCATCGGGGCGGCTTTCCGCGAGAACACCGACTATTCACCAACCGTAACCAATCCGGTGTTGCGCTTTAGTTTCTCCAAATTAGGGCAAGAGCTACACGGCCAATTCTCTGAGATTGAATCACTCGAGTTCGACAATGCCGATATCATCAACAATCTGACGGTACCACGGATTCAGACGTTGGAGGTATCCATTGAAAATACCTGAGATAAACCTTCACTACTGGATGGGGAGAGGTGAGCTGGCGAAACTCGCTAGAGCCCTTCGCAATTACTGGGAGCATGTGAAAGCCGCATTTGAAATGCCACTGCAGCAACACGACCCACTAACCGCACCGATTGCGCTGGTCAACATACTTGCCTGGCAAAGGGATGTAGAACGACTCGGCCAAGAGCCTGAAGAACTGTTTCGTGTTCGTGTGGCCCATGCTTATGGTTTTGCCCGTGATGCAGGTTCGGTATCCGGCTGGGAAGACATGTTTGCAAAGCTTGGTTATCCGCACATTGCTCAAGATGAAAGGTTAGTGAACGTCGATTGGGATGTAATCAGCTTAAAGATTCGAGACGGTGATTTAACCAATGTCCCGAAGTTATTAGACACAGTAGTGCGTCAATACGGGCGCACCTGTCGTCGTTATCAATACACCAGTTATGTCGAAATGCCGTTGGCCGCGCGAAGCAAGAACGTCGAAGCGCAATACTCAATGTCACACGTTAAAACACGGATAAACGTTGCCGGGTTGCCGAACGTGCTCAATGTCGATTGTGAATATTACCAAGCCACAGTGAAAGGTTAAGGAACAACTAAAGATGGCAAATACCACTGACAAGTCAATTTTAACCGCCGCAGGTAAAGCACTGTTGGCACAGCTCAACGCAGAAGAAAAGCCGCTAATCATCGATAAGATGATTTTCGCCAACTTGCCAAACCGTCCAGAGTTTCCGCAACCTGATGATGTGGTATCCACTGATCATGTCGTTCATCAAGAAGCTGTGGAACAGCGTGGCCGACTCTCTGCAAACTCGGTAATTTACAGCACTACGCTAACCAGTGACGTTGGCCCATTCGACTTCAACTGGACTGGCGCTTACTGCTCTGAATATGGTGTGTTGGTCACAATTGACCACCATGCACTAACACCAAAGACCGCCGATGAACCAGGTGTTGCAGGTAACACACTGGTGCGTTCTGTCGTGTTGGAATACAAAGACATCGCGGAAATCACCAATATCACGGTGGATGCTTCAACTTGGCAATATAACGCCAGCGAGCGTATGAAGAAGATGGACAATGACGTAGCCCAAGCCATCATCGACCAGAACGGCAAAGATTGGTTTATTGAAGATGGTTTTCTGGTAACGCCACAATCCACTGCATTCAATATCAAAGCAGGCGCCGGCTATGTGTCGGGCAACCGTGTAAACCTCGAATTTGATCGCAATGTCCAAGCCCCTAACAAGCCATCATTCATCTACGTAGACGCACACCGCGAAGGAACGCCCATAGGTGAGCAAGTTACATTGTTTGATTTTGTTGTTACCCCAGAAGAGAAAGACGACTACACAGACGCAAATGGCGTGAAGCACTATGTTTGTAAGATTGCACAGGTGATGGCTGATGGAAGTGTTAGTGATTTGAGGCCTGAGGGTGAGAGTGCAGGTAAAAAGTGGGTAGAAACAAATGAAATCGAACAGACACAAATGCTGTCTGGTTCGCAAAAGATACTTGCAGGGAAAATTCAGGACATTGTTGGAAAGTCATTATCAGATGAAACAGCTCTTCAAGTACACGAAAATCAGCAACGCCAGCTTTATGAGTTTTACCCAAGGGGGGCGTTACCGGCAAAAATTATTGATGTAGATGTTGCGTCATCAAAACTAGTCACAGAGTTAGCAACATCATTTTTATTCGGAAGTACACCTTTTGGGCGGTCTAAGACCTTATATGTCAAGCCGACAGGTATTGATGATACAGAACTGTTAAAAGCTGCAATTGAACGTGGTGGAGTTATCGATTTAGGTGCTGAAGGTACTTATTATATCTCTGGTGAGGTTCGAGCAACGATTGATGCCGACGTGAAAATATTAACTCGCGGGGCAAGAATCAAATACAACGGACTGCAGGAAATAAATGATGTTAAGACATTAATCAATATTTCTGGTACTGGAACAGAGATTGTTCAAACCAACGTTACTATTGATGGAGGAATGATCAGTCAGAATAACTTTGTTCCAGTCTGTTTGACCGTCAGAAATGTATTAATGTGGTTAGAAGGTTCGACATGTAGTAATGCAGCTGCAGCAGCAAATCCTGTATCTGTTGGCATATATATGGCATCAAATGATGTTGTTTATACAAACATGTACCAAACAACAAAAGCCTCGTCGTTTGGAGGAACGTATGGCTACGGTGTTGTCTTAGTTGATGTTGAGCACGCTAAGTTGAGCGGAGGGGTTTATGGCAAAAAGGATCAGCCTATCCATCGTCATGCTGTATATGCTTCAACATTTTTAGATGGCTCTGGTGCTTGTGGTACCGTGATTTGCGAAGGTCTACAAACTGAACAAATCATGTATGACGATGAAAATATCGAACCGATCACACACTTTGAATATTGTTATAAAAGTATCGCGTCAAAACGATTTGTTGTTAATGGCACGGTTACAAATGGCGGACAGGGTTTTATTCTTGCAACAACAAGAAAAGGAGCAATTAACAAAGGTTATATCTCGTATGACAATAACACTGTACGAACTAGATCCGTTGGTGTTGCTTTTCACCCTGATTCTGATGAAAACGGGGCGACAGAAGAAAATCAACAGCCGTGGGCACGTTGTACCGGTGGTAGTGGCAATGTAATCATTTTGACGGGTCGTTACGCACGAGCAATGAGATTGCAAATGATCCACAGTGTACATGATCTCAGTACATATATTATTGAAGATACAGTCAATATCACAGCAGCATATAACGCTGAACAGGTTACACCTGAAAACCCAATAGCTCAGTTAGAAATAAACTCTACCATTTGGGATTTTCAGGGTGTTTTTGTTGGTGGTAATGTTGAGTATTTAGATGTTGATTGTTCACATTACAATCCGGTTAATCATCATCCGATTGGCTATACGGCCCCTGTGCTGAGAAAGAGCATAAAAATTGAGCAAAAAAACAAAACGGCAAAATATTATCAACTGGCAGGAAGTCAAGGGTTACAAGATGTCCGGTATTACGAACCTGATTTTGAAGGGGTGATACAGTGCATTGATGGTTCGAGTCAACTGTGGGTTGATGCTAATGGTGTGCTTGTTGCTGGTTTATCTGCTAATAGGCCAAGCTTTGTTAAAGTTTGTCATGCGTATTTTGAAACAGATAATAATCGCTTTGTGTATTGGTCTGGTTCTGAATGGAATACTCAAACGAAGACAAGTACATACCCCTCAGTTGCTACGGCTGATGAAATAAAAGCTCTAGATGACGCCATCCTTGGGTGGGGGGCACAAATTTACTGTACTACGCATCAGAAACCTTATTGGTACGATAAATACAGCAAAAATTTTAAAGATGCCATGAAGAATGAATTGTAATTATGCTAACCCTAAACGGCACTCAACTCCCATTAAAGAACCTACGCATTAGCATTCGTCAGCAATTGGCCGGACAGGATATGTCCGGCCAGACCTCGGCTACCGACCAAGCGGAGACGGGTAGCAAAGGTAAGATTCTGACCGTGAAGGGCGTGATCCCATTTATCAAAAAACAGCTATTAACCAACTTGTTCAGCATGGCAGAAGCGCAAGAGAACGATGCTCGCCAAATCTACCGCATTAGCAACAAAACGGCAGAAGCTTTGAAAATTCGCGAGGTTAAATTTCAAGGCGCTGTTCGTGCTGATGAGCAAGATTCTCACAGGCAATGGAGCGTTTCATTTGAACTGGTAGAGCATCTTTCGGTACCAGAGCGAGTCGAACAACGCCAACCGGATAAACCTGCGGCACAGCAAAAAGTACAAGGAGTGAATACTCCGATTGAAGCTGGTCAAACTGACGATGTTCCGCCAGGTACCGAAGTGGAATTGACAGGTGTTATGAAGGTGCTCAAAGCTGTCGATAATGCTTTGGCCTAACTGAAAGAAGGCGGTGACGTATGACAATAAACAACAAGTTTCTTTGCCGCGCTTACCTTGGTAAAGATAAAGCCAAGGCGAAAAGCCATCGCATTGTCTTTAGTGAAAACACACCAGGTCGCTGTGAACTCTCAGTTGAAGGGAATCCAGAGCCAAATACTATCATCGCCGTGGACTTAGGTTGGGGCGATGATATTACGCGAGTTTTTCTGGGTTACATCGAACGAGTTCAGCCAGCCGAAAAAGGTTGGTCGAAAGTTTTTTGCCGCGAATTAGCGGCAATACTTTACAAGCCACTTAACATCATCATGCGTCACCCAACACTCATGCAGCTTCTTAGCGAAGTGACTAACAAAACGGGCCTTCAATTTGTGGTACCAGAGAAGGCCTACAGCAAAACGGCCATTCCTTGTTTTTATAGTGATGGCAACGGCTATCGAGTCATAGACGAATTAGCCCAAGCGTTCAGCATTGATGGCTTATTCTGGCAGCAACAAGGTAACGGGCAAATCTATGTGGGTAGTTGGAAGGATTCATTCTGGGCAGATAAGCCCGTCACCATACCCACTAAACTTATGACCAACCACACGGCCAACAAATCTGTAAAGATACCGGCTATTCCAAAACTAAAGCCCGGTGTTGTTGTGAATGGCCTTCGGTTAATCGGTGTAGAGTTTGAAGGAACGGAGGCAAAGCTTACATGGATGTAAATGTTATTAAGCGCATTATCTTCCGCTTGTTCCCAGAGCTAACAGGCCAATGGCATTTGCCAAGGTGGGGCAAGGTGGTCGCATTGCCAGAACTGCCAGAAGAAGGTGACTTGTCTGATCGTTTTTATCCTCACTATGCCGTGAATGTTCAGCTACTCGATGAGAAGGGCATGGAATACGAAGATAAACCACCACTGCAGGCGGTAACACTTCCGGTGCCTGGTCTTGGTGATCATGCTGGCCGTTTGGAGCCACCCGCAATTGGTAGCATCGTAGAGTTAGGTTTTATGTTCGGACAACCGGACAAGCCTTTTATTCGTTGCGTTCTTCCGCTTGGCTTCAAGTTACCAGGTATCAAAGAAGGTGAAAGCCGATACCAACAACGCCAAGGTGTTTACCACCTAGTAGACCAAGAAGGAAATTTTGAGCGAAAGACAGATAAAGAAGACAAGCTGGAATGCCTTAACCAACGCATCAAAGTGCTGGAAAACCGTCTAGCCGAAATTGAAGGTGACCACACGGAAACCGTCAAAGGTAATAAGGCAACTAAGGCTAAGAATATCACCGAGGATGCAGACTCGATAAAGATGAATGGTGGTAAAGGAGTATGCACAGGTGCAAGCATTTGCCCGTTTATGGGGAAACCGCATGTAGACGTATCAACCACCGTATTTGCAGGTAAGTAAGATGGCACTAAGCAAAGCATCATTGAAACAGAAATTAGAAAATGAATTGGAAGAACAGGGCTTTGTTCTTGATGGTGAATTCGCTATGGCAGGTAAGATGGCGGAAGCCATTGCTAACGCATTAGTGGACGAAATTACTCAGAATGCCCAAGTGCCAGTCATAGGCGGCAGCTCAGCTGGAGACTACAAAGTAACCTAAGCTAAACGCATACCATATCATCACTAAGCGCCCACCACGGGCGCTTTTCTTATATCTAAAGCCCAATGGCATAGCTACAGCCTAACGCCACGGAATGGAGCAATCAGGTGACGGAATCCGCACTCCTCCTCCCCCTCCTGCGCATTTTGCGAGGAGAATTTTTTTCAGTTTTGTTTTTCCGCAGCTCCATAGGTTTAAGCTGCGTGGTAGTGAACGTTCAAACCGCTTGAATTCTGGGGAGTGAGTGATGTGGAGAGCTATAGAGAACAATAAAGGCGCGTATTTGAAATATCAAAGAATGATCAAAATTTCAGGTTGTTTCATTTTAACAATCTGCAGGAGTAGCACATCTATGATGTTAAGTTGTTGATTCCAATTGCTATTTTGTGTCTATTTGAAGGGTTTTAGATAATCTGGCAGATGATATCATAATCATTAGTTATTTTAAAACAACGTGTTAGTTGAAATCGGGTGCAAGAAAAAACCGAAATCTTCAACACAGGATGCTGTGTAGCCAATAAGTGCTTTCAAGGTAAAATAATACATGTATAATTTATGGTCGCATGATTTTTCAAGGACTTTTTGCTAGTGTCTACACAAATTAATTTAAGTATGATTGTCAGAAGTGTTTGTTGTCTGTTGATAATTAACACTCATACTGGCATGTTAAGTATTCCAATATTAGAGAAGTTTGCCAAAGGTGGTTTTGTTTTAAATGTAATATTTATTACGCTATCTGGTTATTTTCTTGCATTGGGCTTTAATCGGGTTATAACTTCTGAATATTCCTTATTGACATGGTATAAAAGAAGACTTCTTAAAATCATCCCCCCACTGATTACCTCTATCTTTCTTTTTTCATTTGTATTCTATGCTTTGAGTATAAATTTAAATTTAAAAGAAGTTCTATTGTCATTAACAGGGTTAGGTTATTTTTTTAATTCGATACCATTTGGTATCCACCTATGGTTTGTATCTGTAATTTTGATTTGCTATTTATTTTTCCCTTTATCTTACTGGTTGATTAAAAATAGCAAGATTATATCAGTTTTTATTTTGGTTGGAAGCCTTCTATTCTTATCATTACTACATCCTGATATATATAGTAAAATTTCGGGAGAGGTTTTTTTTAGGTTTATTTATCATTTTGTTGTTTTTCAATTTGCCGTTTATTTAGGGATTTACCATGATAGAATTGATTTATTATCAATTCTATCATTTGCATCTATAATCATTGCTGTTGAATACTTAACTGGTTATGCAGGTTTTAAGATAATAGTTCCTTTAGCTATTAGTACATTGATCGTGTTTTTTATTAATGTTACTTCAAATGTTAGGTTTAGTATGAGAGGTGTTGGTTTAATTAATTCAATCTCTTATGAAATATATATTGTACACTATCCTATTCTTCTAATTCTTGTGAAAACTAATTTTGTCGGAAAACCTATTGGGTACGGAATTGTTTTTATTATGTCAATTTTAATTGCATATATTGTCAAAAAGTTTAATGATAAGCTTTTTTTGGTTAATTCCCCATGGTTTAAAAAAGCACTTGCAAAGTGACCCAAGTCTGTAAGAGTCTGTAAGTGATGTACAAGGTCTACTAATGGTAGGCCTTTTTTTACTCCAATATGAGGGAGTAGTAGGATAGTAATATCATTCAGATAACAATACGCCGCCATTTTGTCGCCATCACTCTGATTATGCTAAAACTGAATGATTATAGATGGTTGTATTTAAACAAAAAAAGGCCCCCTACATGAGGGGGCAATATTTACCATCGCTATTATTATTCGTCAAAATACTGCATACGATTTGAGGAAGCGATTAAAAGGCTATTAACCAAAGTCACCGTTGACGTAACCGCGGGTACGGTCGTCTGCAGGCTGGCTGAATAGCACGTCTGTTGAATCGTGCTCAACCAGCTCACCCATCAAGAAGAAGGCAGTACGGTCAGAGATACGACGTGCCTGTTGCATTGAGTGGGTAACGATAACGATGGTGAAGTCTTTCTTCAGAGTCTCCATCAAATCTTCAATTTTCTTAGTCGCAATTGGGTCAAGTGCTGATGTTGGTTCGTCCATCAGGATCACTTCAGGCTCCATAGCGATAGTACGGGCAATACACAGACGTTGCTGCTGACCACCCGACAGGCCGAATGCGTGTGACTTCAAACGGTCTTTTACTTCATCCCAAAGGGCAGCACCGCGTAGAGAGCGCTCTACTACCTCGTCTAGGATTTTCTTGTCTTTAACGCCCTGAGCACGAAGACCGTAAGCAATGTTCTCGTAGATGCTCATTGGGAACGGGTTCGGCTTCTGGAATACCATACCGACTTTGATACGAAGCTGAGCAACGTCGATGTTGCCGTATACGTCTTCGCCATCCATCGATAGTTTGCCTTCGATTTTCACGCCTTCAATTAGGTCGTTCATACGGTTAAGGCAACGAAGTAAGGTTGACTTACCACAGCCAGACGGGCCGATAAGCGCAGTTACCTGACGGTTTGGAATTGGCAGGTTGATTTGCTTAAGTGCCTGATTTTCGCCGTAGTATAGGTCTAGATTTTCAATGCTAAATTTATTCAT